CACGGGGAGTGACGAGTGAAGAAACGAATTCGGGGGGGTTGGGATAAGAAACCTTGAGGGTGGGGGATTTTTCGCGGGTCTGAAAGGGGGAAAAGGGGAGGACCTCGTCGCAGAAGAAATCGTCACCTACATAGCCGAGGGAAGCCGGATTGGTGGGGTGGCGTGCGCGTTGGACAAGGCTTGGAAAATTGAGGGCGGACCAAGCCATCATGTAGTAGGTGTTACCGTGAAGAGTCCACCACTCGCCGGATTGGCGTATGACCTTAAAGGTGGAGTGAAAATTGTAGAAGGAACACTTGGTGGTGGTGTAGAGAGAAATTAAGTCAACGGGTATGTCACAATACTGCAGAAGGGCCTGTTCGAATTTGAGACCAGGCATGGATTGATTGTAATCAAAGGAGGTGGCATCGACGGTGGTGCCGGTGCCAGGCCGGACGTGTTCTTGGGCCCAGGTGCTGAGCTCGGGGAGGGACATCTTGTTGTAGACAACGATGTTAGAAGGGCGACAAGGGGCGAGGAGTTCCTCGACATAGGAGGCGATGGGTCCGAGGGCGAGGAGGAGGGCGTCTTGGCAGAGGGCGATAGGTTGACCGGCTTTAGTGGGAGTGAAAGCGGACTCAGTTTTTTTCTTCCACTGGGACTTAGTCGAACTGATGATGTAATTGATAAATTGTTCAGGGGATGCACGCATCTCGTCATTGCGCATAAGGGTGGGTGCGCCTTTAGTCAGTTTACGGGCTTCAGCGGCGGCGATGTGGGTTTTAAATTTTTCAGGGTCAAAGGTGAAAGGGGAAGTAGAGGGAAGGCCATGAAGAGAGAGAAAGGCAGAGAAAAGATCAGCAGAGAGAGGTGAAAATTCTTGAAAAGCGAATTCGTTGTTTTTCTGTGATGTGTACTGGAGGCGTTTTTCAAAAGTGTGGGCGTTGAAAGGAAGATCACGTGACGTATGGTGTTGATAGAGGGAGGTCATAAGGAAGGGATCGGAACAATCGGGGACAATGGTATCATCTAGGCAGGAGGTGATTTCTCCGCGGTAATCTATTTCGAGTTGTTCGCGGGCAGCAACGGGCTCGTAGGCGAGTAGAGGGTCAGTGGAGTCATGGGTGAGATTTTCGCGGACGGTATTCAAGGTGTCGGAACAATGTGCAATAACGGATGGCACGTCGGGTTCAATGGTAAGAGCGAGATGGCTCCCAGAAAGCTGCTGAGTCACAGCAAGCTCCTGGGGGAAGTGATGGGCAGGGATGTATAAATCAGACATCCGTTCGTCCACCCGAG